TTGCTTGATCAAGTGTAAACAATGGCATTAGAAATATCTCCTATCGCCTTCAAAGAAGTTAACATCAGACAACCACGCTTGTTGGTATGTGCCAATGAAACCTAATCCTTTGAGATCGTAGAAATAACTTTCTTGAACTGCTTTTTCCCACTCTTCTTCAAAACGCTTTCTAGCGAATTTCAAATTGGTAGCGTCTTTCTCGTTGATGTTTGAGTTGTCAGTTATCAAGGTGCTGAAAAAGATTTCAACGGCCTTGTAACATTCTAACTGTATCAATGTTTGATTGACTTTCACTAACTTGGTTGGGTCAAATGCTGTCATTGTCATGCCTTGTCCGGGATTGTTGGGATTGCTCTTGTAGTAGAAAGCACCAAGAGTGCGTTCAACATAAGCAGGCCACCAACCGAACTCAAACATATTCAATAGTTCAATAGAGGCCTTTGGAAACAAGGTGCCTGTGATTAGGTCATCTTGTTCGCCATTGGCCACCTGTTCCATACGACGATAGGCAGAGCGGTCATAGAAAGCAAGATCTGCTGGAATGGCATTTGAAATCTTGTTGTCACCAACAACACCTCTCGCACCAATCAGTAGACTTGGGTCAGTATATTGTAAAAAACTTGCTATTGCCATATTTGCTCTCCCTTGTTAGGCCCTAAGGCCTGCCCTATTACTGATATGAGTCCACGATCGCGATTTCTAAACCACGAGCAGTAGAAGTTACACCAGAACCGAAATAGCCTAAGCCAGTGATCCAAGTCTGTAAGCCACCGTCTTTATCACCCATTTGGATGTCAAGACCGCGCAACATAACTGTGGTCATAGCCTGTGGGCCAACTGCGAAGCCGATGTGGGATGTAGCGGCACCACGACCAACTGTGCGAGTAGCACTTTGTGTCAAGAATGTTGAGAAGATTACGGAGCAACCGTATAGGTTACGCAACATACCTGTGGCCAATAACTCATCACCCAATGCTGTCAAACCAGCGTTGATTGAAGTTGTGCTACCTTGATAAACAGCACCACCTGTTAGTTCGCTTAACAAATGTTGTTCTTCAACTGGGCTTAGAACAACTGTTGGACGACCTGGGTTACGAGCCTCACGCCATGCTTTGATAACATTGCGGATCATGCCTGTAACGCTGTTAGCGTTGTTAGCATCATTGTGAGTGTTGTCATCAGTAAAGCATAGACCTTGTTGGCCCATTGCTGATACACGATTGAAACCATCACCACCGCTTACTGTGTAATAACTAGCACCTTGTGTCTGCTTGAAGCCTGTAGCGGCTGCGGCAGCAACACGCTGATCAACCTTTTCAGCGAAACTAGCACCCAACTCAGAACCCAAGTTGTTAGCAAGATCAAACGCTGTGGTCCAGCCTAAGAACTTACTGAATGCTGTCTGTGCCACTGCTGGAGTAGCAGTAACTTCTTTACTAGTGATTGTAGCGTTCTGCTCAATGTTTGTAGCAGTGCTATATGTTGGGTTAACACCACTGTCTGTATAATCACCATAAGAAATAGGTGCCATGTGTGGGACCTTGTATGTATTACCTTGGTTAGGTGTTACAACATTGGTCATGTTAACTAGACCTTGTGATTCATGTAGAACTTGAATCGCGCTGTTCTGGATCGTCTTTTCAAACGCGGAACTTTCACCAGATGATCCGCCAATAAAATATGCCATTTTAATTTTCCTTTAATAAACTCTATTACAAGAGTGGCTTATTCACATTGACCGTAAGACCCTTAAAACTGCTTCCACCAACTTGGTTTTGTTGCTTCCAGGCTTTCCAGGCTTCTAAGTCTTGTGAGGCATCTGGGATTTCATTGTTGTTTCTTCCCACACCCTGACCAAACTTGCTACCTGTTCCTGAACGCCCTTCATCAGCGGCCAACTTAGGTCTCGATCTCAATATGTCATTTGCCAATGCTTCTAGCGTATATGGATTACCTTTGGTATCCAATTTGACAGAACCATTAGCCCCTTTAACGAAGTAGTTACCCGTTTCATCAAAATCAATCTGACTTTCAAATAGATTAGTTGCGATGTCTAACATATTAGGATCAAAGCCTGCCTTGACGGCTGTGTCTTTGATACTTGATTGTAGACTTGATTGACGAACAGCACGATCCTTTTGGGCCAATTGATCTTGGAGACCATTGATCATGTTGCGTAATTCACTCAACTCACTATTGCCACGGTTATTACTTCTATCTTCTCTGGTTTTCTCGGCACCACCGCTGTTCTTAACTAACTGTTCAATGAAACTGATCGCATCATTTGTTTTACCAAACTCTTGACCAAGGACATTACCCAATGCCTTAAGAACTTCTTGTTGTCCTGACTTACGAATAGCACCTAAATTAGGAGCATCTGTAGGCTGAACTTGACTGCCTGTATCAATTACTTGATCTTGACCGCCATCTTGGTTATCGGAACCACCGTTTGAACGAACATCCATCGTTATTTTTCCTTATGTGTTTTAGGGGCCCATCCCCCAGCGATCTAATTTAACGCCTTAGATCAACGGCGAAATTCTTTATCGACCTGTACCCATTGTGATCAACTGACGAGCAATTGGATCATTGGTTGTGATTCCAACATCCTTGATTGTGCCATCATAGATATCTTCTTTGCCTGTTGGTCGTGTCATGGTCATTTCTTCTGCCAATGGATCCATTACTTGAGGCTCAGGAGCAGCCGCACCTATCATGGCCAGATACTTGGCAGTTTCATCAGGTGGGCTAATCATCTTAATCACTTCCTGGTCAATGATTGATTGTATTGTTGGATTGGTTCCACTTAACTGTTGAGCAGTCTGTAATAGGGCCATGCGGAACTGTAGGTCCTTGTCTTCATAGTCTGTAGAATATTCAATATCACCTACCCACTTTAGGTCCATGTATTGGGCGCAGAGTTCTAATATTTCATGTTCTGCTGATTCCATTTGGCGTGCTCTTTGTGAGGCCTTGCGATGTAGTGCTCGGCGTTCTTCAACAATTGAGATACCTGATTGTGTTTGTAATCTACTGCTTCTAAGACCACCACGACCTAAGAAGCCATCTAAGCGTGTGACAAGACTTTCTTGTTGTGCGCGAATCTCAGCAATGTCCTGTGTGGGAATGTTGAATACTTCAATCGAATCTTTGTCACCGCGAATGATACCACCACCACCTGCTGGCACACGAATGCCTGCGGCAGCACGAATCATAGGCTTTGAGAAGCGTATTGAATCATAGGCTTCTGCTTCTAACTTCAACATCTCACGCTGAACATCAGCGGCTTCAGTTAGGTCACTCACTCCCAAGTCCCTTCGGCGTTGGTCAGGACGAGCAATAACCTGTATTGCGGGAATAGGAAGTCCTGGCCCTAGTGTATATGTGTCAACAGGATCAATAGGTTCATCCTGTGCTTTTAGGTGATTACTTGTGACAATGTATTTTTCACAGTAGGTAGGATTTAGACTATCACCACCAAACCATAGTTTGATCACAGTTTCATTGGCATCTTGATATTCAACTACCTTGACATACTCTAAGTAGTCACGACCACATTCAGTGATGATGCGCCAATCAATGACATGCTCTGCTGAACAGACTGAAATGTAGGGACGATTGCCAACTTGAGCAACTTCAGGTAAATCTACCCATACCCATGACCAACCTTCAATACCAGCCATTGAAGCGGCCTGTTCCATAACTGCGGTAAAGTCATTGCCATTGTAGTCAGCATCTTCTTCAAAGGCCAAATACCAATCTGGCACACCGGCGTCTTGATTTGTTTTAGTCAGAAAGGCAGGGTGACGCACAGGTTCGCTTTCGTATACCACATCTGTGATTTCATCTACGATAGCCTTACATATAGGCATAGCGGCGGTGTTGAGAAGTTTGTCGCGAAACAAAGCGGCATCTTCAGAGGGCTTCTTGACCAGAACAGAATTCTTAAATCCTTGTCCACCTTCATAAGCGGCTCTATAGGCCTCCATCTGAGGCGAGATTGTTCGCATGAGATTGGAAGGAGCCAGTAATTGTCTAACTGTTAAACTCATTAGTGTAATTCCCGGAATGTTTTGATATCAAGGTTATTTATAGAGGTCATTTATTTTGCTATTGGGAATGGTAAATTATGACCAATATTCGTCTTGATCTTGGTGGACTTTTCGGATCAATGCTTCAACTGTAGGCACACCATCTCGGCTGTTGATGATAGCAGGATCACGCATATAGTCAGCGCCTGGTTCCTGGTAGAAACTGCTGTCTCCATCAATGTATTCAGGTAGGCCCGACTGTGCGTGAGTCATTGGGAACAAGTAGTGAATGCCATAACGAATACAGTCACCTAATCCGTCAATGTGAGCATACTTGGCATCACTATATTTCACCAACTGCTTACGGTTAGCATCCTCATAGTGATAGGTCTCCATGGCATCCAACAATTTGGTCTCAGAGTGTGGAATTATCAATCTGTTCTGTGCTATGAAAGCATTTGAACTGTTGTCAGTGTCCGATATCAATGGGTTGGCTTTGGCCGTGTTTAGAATACGAAATCCGTATTTTTCTAATATGGTTTGATCAGTGACACCAAACTGGCTGGTGGTATCACGATTAAGATGACTACCACTTCGGTCCATAATGACCTGTATGGTTCTATGTGGGAAGTCAGCACGAATACGCTGTGCCATACCCTCAGTGCCGCAGTCTGGAATAGCGTAGGTTTTAAGTATTTCAATCCTGCCTTTGGGATTGCGAATGCCACCTGTAACCTGTGCCACAACCGCACACATGACTCGCTTGTTGAAGTCATGAAAACTATACAGTTCAGTGCCACGATCCAATGGTGTGAGTTCAGTGGCCATTGTGCGTTTCCAAGAGTAGTAAAGTTGATCCTGAACTGATCCCCAATCACATTCTAAGTCTTTCTTGAACTTGAGTGGGCTCAGTAGATAGCGTTGTTCTTCAATCCACTTCTTAGGTTGAACTCGCATTTGATCCCATCGCTTGTGTAAGACTATCCAGCGTTCAGGATGACTCAGAGCATGACTGAACCAATCAAAGAAAGCGTTCTTACCTTCAGGGGTTGATATTAGGATAATGCGTCCTTGGGCCTGTGTGTCTCCAGGAGCAGGTCTGATACGATTGGATAGTTCTTGTAGTGATTCGTCACTGAACTCAGCGGC